CATCTGTAGACTTGTACCGCGAGCTTCGTCAAGAAGACCGCTATCCGGGCGGTTTGGTTCCGTGGACATATCTTGCTATGCCAGCCCTACTGGAAGCAGATGAAGATCCTGACAAGTGGGTAACGCTTTGGCCCAAGTCCGATGCACCTTTCGACGGACAAGAAGAAGCAGAAAAAGATGAGGACGGTCTATACCCTCGCTGGTCTGGTCGTAACTTATACAACGAACGTCAAGCGATGGATGCCAGCACCTGGGCTTTGATCTATCAGCAACAAGATGTTTCTGAAAACGCTGCCTTTGATCCCGTGTGTGTACGTGGATCTATTGACGGTATGCGTAAGTCCGGTAGATTGCAAATGGGTCTGCCAGGGCACCCGAAAGATTTGAACGGCTTTACATTTATCTGCGGTATGGACCCAGCCATTGTGGGAGATACAGCAGCTATCTGTTATGCCATTGATAGAGCTACTAGTAAACGCTACATCGTAGATGCTATGAAAATTACTAGACCGTCGCCTCAACAGATCCGCGACATTATTATTAACTGGACTTCCCTATACGGTCCGTCTGAATGGATCATTGAGAAGAATGCTTTCCAGGCTTTCTTAACTCAGGATGAAGGAATCCGCCAGCACTTGGCAACACGAGGAATCATCCTACGTGAGCACCAGACTGGTAACAACAAGTGGGACTCAGGTTTCGGTGTTGCATCTATGGCAACGCTGTTTGGTACTAAGCAAGCAGATGGTAAACACCATCGGGATAACTTAATCCACTTGCCATCAGATCAAACAGAAAACGTCAAGGCTCTTATAGAGCAGTTGATTACGTGGACGCCTACTACTAAAGGCAAGACCGATATGGTTATGGCTCTCTGGTTCTGTGAGATCAGAGCACGCGAGATGCTTAACTATGGTCAGTACGCAACACACCACTTAAAGAACCCTTTCTTATCCCGTGCAGAACAAGGGAAAAGAATTGTTGTTAACATCGATGAGATGTTGGCAGAGAAACAAAGAACATTCATCTAAGGAGACAGCAATGATTACACCAGGCTATAAGACAAATGCCGAGGGCGAAGAAGAATACATCGACAAGAGTGCAGTAAAGACCCCACAGATGAACCCAGTAGTAGATGCTAAGTACGCAGCAGGTAAGGCGCAAGCACTAGCAACTGACAAGGTCGAGTGGCCTACAAAGGTTAACGGCTTAACTTACTAATTAAGGATTACAATGCTAACAATTAAAGAGATCACCGCGAAGGTATCTCGCCTACAGACCAAATACGCAGCGCGTGATGGTCGTATGCGTGACGTTCTTTCCGTGCGTCAGGGAGACATCAGCAAGGTTTACCCTGCTATGTTCTCAGAGGAATACCCAAAGCCTCTCGTCGCTAATATCATCGACGTCTCTGCTCGTGATCTTGCTGAGTCTATGGCTCCGCTACCATCCTTTAATTGCACAGCATCTAATATGGTGTCAGACTCTGCACGTAAAGCTGCAGACATCCGCACCCGTATTGCAAACTATTACGTAGATCGCTCTGAACTAGGTACACAAATGTATACCGGTGCAGACTGGTACAACACTTACGGTATGTTGATTGGTCGCGTTGAACTCGATTACGAGAACGACAACCCAATTATGAAGTTGATTAACCCATTCGGTGCATACCCAGAGATTGATCGCTTTGGTCGTTGCTTATCTCTTACCCAGATCGTGGGTATGGATGCACAGACATTGGCATCTCTATACCCAGAGTTCTACAAAGAGATTGTCGGAATGAACCAGATGACACCGGGTTCTCCTTACCTATCATTGGTTCGTTACCACGACAAGGATCAAGACACTATCTACTTACCAGAGCGTAAGGATTTAGTTCTATCTAGTACACCAAACCCAATCGGTGAATGTATGGTTCGCGTTTCAATGCGCCCATCTATCGATGGTGAAGCACGTGGTCAGTATGACGATGTGCTCGGTGTACAACTAGCACGTGCACGCTTTGCAGTTCTACAAGTACAAGCTGCAGAAAAATCTATCCAAGCACCTATTGCTATTCCACAGGATGTGCAGGAACTTGCTCTTGGTCCAGATTCTATTATGCGTTCTTCACAGCCACAGAACATCCGTCGTGTTCCACTAGATCTACCACCTGGAATCTTTGCAGAATCTGGCGTACTAGAGCGTGAACTACGTACCGGTGCTCGTTATCCAGAAACACGTGGCGGTAATTCAGACGCATCTATCGTTACAGGCCGTGGTGTACAAGCGCTACAGGCTGGGTTTGACACACAAATTAAAGCAGCGCAAGCACAATTTGCACATATGTTTGTTGAACTCATTGCGCTGTGCTTTAAGACAGATGAAAAGATTTTTGGGAATCGTTTAAAGGAAATCCGTGGCGTCGATGACGGCACACCATACACAATGAAATACGTGCCTTCTAAGGCAATCAATGGTGATTACACTGTAGATGTTCGTTACGGCATTATGTCTGGTATGAATCCAAACAACGCAACAGTAGCTTTGCTACAAATGCGTTCAGACAAACTTATTTCACGCGACTATGTACGTCGTGAACTTCCTATTGAGATCAATGTAACTCAAGAAGAGCAGAAGGTTGATATCGAAGAGATGCGCGATGCACTTCGTGCAGCTATCGGACAGACTGCTCTTGCAATTCCACAGATGGTCGCACAAGGACAAGATCCATCTAAGATCCTCAACTCTTTTGCAGAGATGATTAAGGGTCGTCAAAAGGGATTAACTATTGAAAATGTTGTGGAAAAGGCGTTCGCGCCAGAACCTCAGCCAGAGCCTGCAGCGATGCAAGCTCAACCACCAGTAGCAGGAATGGCTCCCGCCCCTGCCTCGCAGCCAAGTATGGAACAACCTGGCGGTGCAGCCCCTGCTGCTGGCGGTCCACAAGGTAAGCCGGACATTGCATCATTGCTCGCATCAATAGGCGGCGCGGCATAGTCTCAGAGGAGGTGAAATATGAAAAAAGGAACACAGGCACCAGCATCAATGTCGAAGCCAACACAAGGCGCGATGGGATCAGATACTAAGGTGGCAGGCGGAAAGGTAACAATCCCTTTCGCTGGAGCACCAAAGCCAGGCAAGAAGGTAAAGAAGTAATAACTTTATTAGTCAGGAGTACTGGGCGTGAACAATCGTAATGAAGTGCCGCGCCCAGTACGTCCTACTGATGCGTTAGTTATTATCACAGAGTTTATTTACAACCTCTGTCAAGTGGTGACAAACCTTGCAGAGTCAATAATGGAATTATCTATCTATCATTCAAACCGCGAAACCAAAGTCAACAAGATTTGGGATGAGTTCGCAAACGATTTAGAAACTATTCAGGAGGATACAAATGGCGATTGAAGATCGCACTAACCCAATGCAGGGTGTATCAGGTCCTGGACCATATGCAAAGCGCACTGATCTTTCTTATCAATCACAATCTTATGGTGATGGAGTTGCATACGATGCAGCTAAATCAGGTGCACCTCTTGCAACAGCGCCTAAGTCGCCAATGCTTTCACAATCTCCACAAGTACCAACAGGTGCTGGACTTACATCTGGACCTGGTCTTTACGACCCAACACAACGCCCAGATGAGCACGTGACACACGGTGTGGATATAGGGCCAGGTGCAGGTTCAGAAGCACTAATGATGCAATCACAGTTTGCACAAGAAAAACTTTCTAATACATTAGCCCAAATGCTTCCTTACGATCAGACAGGTGAAATTGGTATCTTGTATCAACAAGCACTTGCGCGAGGTATGTAGTGGCTAATCCAAATTTAGATGCTGCAGCACTGCAAGCTGGTATTACTGGCAAGAAGAAAGAACAAGTTGATGGGCTATCTAAGTTACTAGATTCTCATAAGACTCTTCTTTCTCTGCCTGAAACACAAGCAAAAGCAAAGTTTGAACAACTTCCCGCCGATCAACAAACAGCACACGTTGCTATGTTTGGTGGTAACAAGAGTCCTGTAGGTTGGCTAGGCGATGCAGCCCACTATATGGGTAATGTTGTTAAAGAAACTATTGCGTTACCTTTTAAGGCTCTTAATGAAGTGTCAGATTTTATGACACGCGTGTACCGTACTGGTGCTATTGCAATTGATCAAGGCGTAGACCTTGGCAAAGCGTTTGCAATTGCTAATGATAAGGGCGATAAGGTATTTAGCCCAGGTCGTATTCAAGATGCAACCAAGACTTATGGCAAAGATATGATGTCTGTTGCTATGAAAGTTGCTAGTGGTATGACTTTGTCAGAAGTTGTTGCAACTGGATCAGAGGCTGAAAAGCAAATTGCTTCAATTGGTGTACAGAAGAAGGATAAAGACTTCCTTCTCAATGATGCTATTGCTGCAGCTAATGCTGCTAAGTACTCACCTGGTCGTCAGCTAGCAAACCTTATTCTTCCTAAGAGCCTTGAAGGTTCAGGATTCTTGTATAAAGGAATTTCTGGTATTGGTGATGCTGGTTACCGCATCTTTGCTGACCCAACACTTGCACTAGGTAAGGCTAAGAAAGCATACGATGCTGGAGACTTCCTACTATTTAACCTTTTAGGTAAAGAGAAGTTTACATATGGTCGTGGCCTTATGGAATCTGCTGGTGTTCCAGCTCAAATTGATCGCATCTTTTCTAACCCACGCGTAAATGTTTTGTTTGACCAGTATGGTCAGGCGCTTGGTAAACTTGCTGATGCTCGTGTTGCTAAAAACCCAGAAGCAGGCGCTCTTGCAATGCAACAAGCAAAGACCCTTATTCCTGAATTTGGCGATGAAGGCATTAAGGTACTAATGGATGCTGGCGTACGTGATGCAGCAACTGCTAAGAAGTACCTTCAAAATCATTCAGACGTATCTGCCATCCTAAAGGGCGATGCTGCTCGCAAAACAGTTCTTGTTCCAGCAATGACAGTAGGTCGTGCTGTACGTGTTGCTACATTTACTACCGCTAATAAAGTCTTTAATGTTGACAAAGTAGGTCAAGCAATTGTTAGAGCGATCTATGGCGCAGAAGGTCCAGAAATGGACGTTGTTGGCAAACTTACTGGAGAAGGCTCACGTGAGCGTATTGCGGCTCTTGAGTCATCAGTAGGTCGCAGACGAGGCAAAGATTTAGGTGGGGCTGTTCGCTTTACTGATAATCAAATTGCAGGTCGTATCGACCGCTTTGCACGCAAGTTTACAACTATCCCATTCTTTGAAAATGGCTTCTTTGATGTAATGGGTCCTGGCGCAGAAGACAAGGTTTACCAACTTGCTGCGTTGGCTAATACACGTTGGCACTCAAAGGTCATTCGTGAGGCATTTGCTGCAGGCGATGAAGGACAACGCCGTCAGATCTTTACTGGCCTTTGGGATACTATCTCTGAGATTCGTCAGGTAACACGTACCGCAGAAGGTAAGAACTTTGTAGATCAATTTTCCGGTAAAGGTTTAGATTACCGATATGGTGCAGATGTAGTATTTGAAAAACTAGGCTCAGATGGCAAGCCTCTCATTGATGAACTTGGTAACAAGATCTATGAGATCAAGAACTACGCAGACTTTAATGGTCAGCAGTTAGCGCTTCACGGATACCAGCTGTCAACATCTATGGCAGTTCCATCTATTATCGATCTTGATCGCCTATCAGCACACGCTGGTATCATCAACCGCCTTGTTGGTATTTCTCATCAGAAGTGGGCAGAACGTCTAACCTCTGGCTGGGTAGTAGGAACACTTGCTGGTCCTAAGTTTCCAGTACGTAACGCTGGTGAAGATCTTATGATTCACCTTGCTATTGGTGACTCACCTTGGGGAATTGTTAAAGGTCGTCTTGTTTCCACACAACTTCGTAAGTTTAGAGAAGCAGAAGCAGGCATTACTCGTGAGCAGCGTGACCTAGGTCAAGAAATTCAAGACCTCAAACAAGCTATTAGTAGTGCAGACAATATGGAAGGCCGTATTGAAGACTTTGCTACACGTAGTAAAATGGCAAAAGAAGCTGCAAAAGCAGCAAAGATTCTTCCTGAAAAACAAGCAGCTCTTCGTAAGTTAGAAGGCGACAAGAGCAAATTTTATGAATCGCGCCTTGGCTTCGTAAACCGTCTTGTTGGTCGTAACCAAGTAAAAGAATTTCAAGCAAAGATTGCTGAAGCTGGCGACAACGTAGAAGAAGTACGCAAAGTAATGGTTGAAGCTATGCTTCACAATAAACTTTCTTCACGTGCACTGTCAGATTCAGATAAAAAATATCTTGCTGAGTTTGCTCGTTACGGTAGAACTCAAGAAGTATTAGATGGCGTAACCGAAGGAAGTAAGAACACTCTTCGTGGTGGAGATTACTCCATTCAGGCTAGTAATGACACCAAGCGATATGGCAAACTTCGTGCTATTGAGTACGACGGCAAAGCCTATAAGCAAGCTGGTGGTTCATTTGCAGACTTTAATCCAGTAGCAACAGATCAAGCACGCCTTGGTTGGCTAGTAAAGATTGCTATTCATACTAACGATGAAGTAGATAGCGTTTTGTTAAAGCACCTCAACGACAAAGAACGTTCTATTCAAGACTTAGTAGATTATCTTGATGCCAACCCAGGGCTAAAGAATCGTTTTCAATCTATATCTGGTGGACTTGCTACAACATACGAGCACGCAGAGCGTGCCTATATGGATGTACTTAATACATTCTCAAAGAAGAATGGCAAGCTCAATGAAGATCTGTGGCGCAAGATCCGCAAAGAAGGACCAGACGGAGAAGTTCGCTTATCAAGCAAGACTTTATCTGTAGATGATCTTCCAAAGAAGACTGATGCTGACTTACACCCTGCTTCAATCTCAGGCCCAAATCTAATACCAGTAGGTAATTCAGAAAACATTGGGGCCAGCATAGTTTCCCAACTATGGGACTATATGGGAGAGGCTAACTCACGCTTTTCACGTGAGGCTATTGTCTTTGATGCAATGCTTGATCTCCGCAAGACTATGGATGAAACAGGTTTTGCTAAGCGAGTCTATGATGAACTTACTCTAGGTAAGACTGGTGCTGAATTAGAAAAAGCCCACGATTACGCAATGACACATATTACTTCTATTGCAGAAGATATGGCTAAAAGTCGAGTATTGTCCTATGTAGATAACCCTGAAGTACGCAGTCAGTTGGCTATGTCTACTCGTAACTTTGCTCGTTTCTATCGTGCAACAGAAGACTTCTATCGTCGTATTTACCGCACTGTTAAGTACAACCCAGAGGCAATTGTTCGTGCAAGCCTTACCTATGAAGGTATTGCTCACTCAGGGTTTGTGCATACTGATGCTAGTACTGGAGATAAGTACTTCCTATACCCAGGATTAACTCCTGTATACAAGGTAATGAACAAGATGATGAAGGCTTTTGGAGTACAAGAAGCATTTAAGGCTCCAATGCCAGTTGAATTTGGTGGATCATTGAAGATGATTACACCATCTCTTAACCCTGATTCTATTTTTCCAACATTTGCTGGCCCATTAGCAGCAGTTCCAATCAAGGTTATCGGTAACATAATTCCGCAGACCAAAGATTTAGAACAATACCTAAGTGGCGCATACGGTGTAGACCAACCTCTGATCTCAGCAATTCTTCCAGCACACGTTAACCGTTTGATGCAGGCATTAAGTACTGATGAACGCAATTCGCAGGCAGCATCAGCTGCACGTAAGGCTGCAACATACTTAGAAGCTACAGGTCACGGATTAGAGATCAAGATTGATCCAGCAACTGGGCTTGAGATACCTCCATCTCCAGGAGAAGTTGCTGCTTATCAAGATAAGTTACAGGCTTCTACCTTTACTATTCTTGGATTACGATTCTTATTTGGATTCGTTGCGCCAGCATCACCATCTGTTCAGTTAAAATCTGATATGGCTCAATGGGTTCGTGAAAACGGACAGACAAGCTACAAGGCAGTATTTAATGATCTTCGTACACGCTATGGAGACATTGACAAGGTTACTAAGGAATGGATTCGACTATTCCCGGACCAAATGCCTTATACCATTTCAGAATCTCAGGCAACAACAGTGGCTTCTGTTAACGCGGTAGGTGCAGCAACTGACTGGATTGATCAGAACAGTGAAGTTCTTAAGAAGTATAAGGAAGCAGGAGCATTCCTAATTCCTAATGCTGGTTCTTTTGACTTCAATGCTTACAAGTTGTTATTTAAGTCAGGGCTAAAAGTTAATAAAACCCTTACAGACTTTGTCAATGAAGTATCATCTGCAAAAGATAAGCAGATCTACTACAGCAAGAAGGATGAGTTTGACCAGCAGATGGCTTACACAACCTCTACTGATGCTAAGCGTATGCTGAGAGATCAATGGCAATCTTGGTCAGATGAGTTCAAAGGTGCACGCCCTGCATTACAGGAAGAACTTAGTGCAGGATCTGCTAAGGCGGTTCAGCGTACCCGTGCAATAGATGACTTACGTAATATGCTTAATGACAAAGCAGTTACTGCACAACCTACATTAAGAAAAACTCTTAAAGATATGCTTGATACATATGATAGTTATATCTCTCAAAGAGACTTTTCTACTTTTTCTGCCGCAGGTAACAGTCAAGAATATAAAGATATGTTAAAGATGAATGCACAAAATACTTTGCAGGCTATGGCAGAAGGCGATTCAAACGCACTAGCAGCATACAATTCACTATTCGCACCACTATTCCGTTAATCGTACAAGGAGAACTAATCGATGGCAGCTAAATCAGAGCTTGAGAGTTACCTTCAAGGGGACTCAGGAGTCAAGGCTGCCAGAAAGAAGTTAGATTCTGCTGGCGCAAAACTTGCTGAAGCCAAGAAAACATTATCTAGTACTCCTGCAAATGCTTCATCTGACACTGTTGCTTCTATTAAAGCAGCAGTAGAGAAGGCACGTAGTGAATATGCGAAAGCAAAAGAAGCAGCAAATGCTAAAGAAGCAACTGTAAAAGAATACTTTAATAAAAACTACGACACTATTGTTAACAAAGACACAGATGCTTCTATCGCAGCTCTTGAAAAGCAGCTTAAAACTGTACCTACTGCAGATGCAGCAGAGGCAATCAGGGCTTCTATTCAAGATCTTAAAGATAAGAAAAACCACGTAGGAAAGTACGCTCCTCAAGCAGCTGGTTCAAATGATGGCACCACTAGTGCAACCGGTGATGGGTCTCAAAAAACAGTTGAACAAAAGCCAGAAGATTTTGCTGGTTTGCTAAAGACTGCTCCACAGTTTATTCGCAAGATGTCCGAGCCAGATCGCAAACTATTAGCAGCAAGTCTTAATGAAGCCTTTGGTTCAAAGATCCCAGTGGTCGGTGTATATACAGATGCTCTTCTTGGTGGTTATCAAGCTGCTATCTCAGGCGCTCAAGCTGCATACAATACTTTCAAAGATGTCTTTTCTGTTGACCAATACTTACAGCAAAAGAAAGCTGAAACTGCTCAAATCAAAGCAGCTGGTGGAGCAGGTGGACCATCTCTAACGCAGTATCCAGTAATCTCTAGCAAGTCAGATGCTAAGGCATTATTTAACAAGGTATTTCAGAGTGAATTAAACCGTGATGCTACAGCTGCTGAAATTAGTAAACTTACTCCATTGCTAAACGCAGCACAAGCTGCTAACCCAGAATCTACCAAGTCTACTAAGATCAATGGCAAGAAGGTTTTGGAAAGAACCAGTGGTCTCAATACTGAGCAATGGGTTATCGATCAACTTAACAAAGATACCAAACTCAAGGCTGAACTAGATAAGTTCAATTTAACTTCACCTGACCTTGCAAAGCGTTTGGCTGATAAGAAGACTTACGACGCAGCAATTGCTGCTGCTGGTAACAACCCAGCAAAAATTGCTGAGATCAAAGCAACTACTTCTTATGGTAGAGGTATTAAAGAGTTTGAAAATGGCATTGCACAAATCGCTTTTGAACAAGGAGCTACTAATACTCCTGAAGAAATTGCAGCAATTGCCAAGGCTTTGTATGACAAAGGTATCGCACCAACAGGATCAACCTTTAAGACTGAGGTCAACACAGCTCTTAAATTTGGTGCAGATAAGATCGGCAAGTACACAGGCAAAGCCGGTGAAACATTTGCTGACCTAGCAACAACTGCCGCTGCTAATGGTTTAGATCTGCAAAAGGCTTTTGGTTCCAACTTACCTAACTGGATAGGCGCAGTTGAAAAGGGCGAATCAATCGATACCTTTAAGCGCATTATTCGTGACCAAGCAAAGATCGGTATGCCAGAGAAGATTGGCAAGTTACTAGATCAGGGAGTAGATCTTGAAACAATCTACACACCATATAAAAATCTTATGGCTAGCACATTAGAGATCAATCCTAAGACTATTACGTTAAACGATCCAACTCTTCGCACTGCAATTACTGCAGATGCTGAAGTTCCGCTTTATCAATTTGAGCGTGCACTTCGTAAAGACAATCGTTGGCAGTATACCAATCAAGCAAAAAATGAAGTCTCAAGTGCAGCACAACAGGTACTTAAAGACTTCGGATTTATGGGGTAATGATGGCTAGAATAAACGATGCTTTCGACAGCTACACGACTCCAACATCTTTTCTACCAGAAGATTCTGCAGCTAGAAATGCAGTGGCAGCAGCTACTGAGGATACTGTTACAAAACAAAATCCTTACTACACTCAAATAGTATCTAACGGTAAGACTCAAGCGCAACTTGATGCACTTGCTAATGCTCGTACGACAGCAACAACTATTCGTGATACATCTACCACAAAGACATCAACAGTAGATCCAGTAACTGGCAAAGTTATTACTACGCCAAAGGGAACATTAACAACTGGAACTAAACTTACAGCAGGATCTGGTGTAGATACTAGTCAAGCCGATGCAATTAAATATGCTGCTGATAAAGCGGCAGCAACTGAAGCGGCTAAAGCAGCAGCTGAAGCAAAAGCATTAGAAGAAACAAAACTTCAAAATCGTCAATCTGCTTATGATCTTTTGTTTAATGAGTTTAGCAAGTATGGATTAGGTAGCCTAGTAGAAGGTATCAAAGGACTTATCCAGTCCAATGTTTCACCTTCACAGTTTGCTATTGAACTACAGAACACCAAGGAATATCAGCAACGATTCAAGGCTAACCAGGATCGTATCAAAGCAGGCCTACGTGCTTTAACCCCAGCAGAATACATTGGACTAGAAGACCAGTACCAGAACATTATGCGTAACTATGGATTACCTGCTTCTTATTACTCAAAAGATTCTATGGGTACACAAGAAGGATTTCAAAAGTTACTTGCTAATGACGTATCTGCTACAGAGCTAGAAGATCGTGTTGCTACAGCACAACAGCGTGTACTTAACTCTAACCCAGAAGTACTCAAAGCACTCAAGCAATTCTATCCTGATATTAGCAATGCAGATATCCTGTCTTACGCTCTTGACCCACAGAATGCTTTAACTAATATCAAGCGCAAGGTGACAGCTGCTGAGATCGGTGGAGCAGCACTTGCTCAAGGTTTACAAGCACAAGGTGGAACAGCAGAGACACTTGCTGGTATGGGTGTTACTAAAGCTCAGGCACAACAAGGTTACGGTGAAGTTGCAGGCATCTTGCCACGTGGCTCACAGTTGGCTGACATCTATGGTCAAACACCTTATACACAAGCAACTGCAGAAGCAGAAGTCTTTGGTGGCGCAGGTGCAGCAGATGCTGCAGCTAAGCGTAAGAAACTTGTCGAACTTGAGAAGGCATCCTTTGGTGGATCCTCTGGCGTTGGAGCATTAGGTCGCGACAAAGCAATCTATGGAGCAATGCAAGGTCAAGCTGGCCTGTACTAAATAAAGCCTGCCACTAGAACAACCGGCCTAGTGGAGTGATAACAATTACCGGTAGCAAGAGCCGTATAGGTGATCCCCAGAACTATGCGAGGCTTGCGATTAACTAATGAATGGGAGATGGACTATGTCCAATTTCGAGTACGAGGACGACGAAGACGATTTCACTAATGAATCGGATAATCTCGTCAAACAGTTGCGTAAAGCAAACAAGCAAAAGGAAAAAGAACTCGCTGAGCTAAAAGCACAGTTCGACGGACTTTCCAAAGCACAAAGAGAACGAGCAATAAAAGACGCCCTCGAATCTCGCGGTGTGAACAGCAAGATTGCAAAGTTCATACCATCGGACATTGACCCAACTGAGGAGTCTTTGTCTAAGTGGCTTGATGAAAACGGAGACGTTTTCGGATTTCAGGCTACTGAATCCAACCAGCCAGTGGTTGATCCAGCGCAAGCTGCAGCATATAAGCGTATGAATGATGCTTCTGGTCAGGCACAAACACCTGACTCATCAGATGACATCCTTCGTAAACTTATGTCTGCTAATTCGAAAGAAGAGCTTGACGACATCATCCGCCAGTCTGGACTCTAAACCAACTAACCGAAAGGCACAACCTAAATGGCAATTCCATCAGGTACGCTGACCGGCACCTCCGCAATTAGCAACTTAGTACAGACAGCGTACGATCAGTACGTTCGTATGGCACTACGTAGCATCCCAGTGATGCGTGCTCTTGCAGACGTAAAGCCAGTACAGCAAGCAATGCCAGGTTCATCAGTTGTATTCTCTATCTATTCTGACCTCGCACAAGCGACAACGACTTTGACAGAAACATCTGACGTATCTTCTATTGCACTAGGCAACCCAAACCAGATCACAGTAACACTGAACGAATACGGCTCAGCAGTTACAACAACAAAGAAGTTGAACCTAACTTCATTCAACGATGTTGACTCAGCTCTTGCTGACATCATCGCTTACAACGCTGCAGACTCTATTGATGCTGTAGTTGCTTCTGTTCTAACATCAGGTACTAACATTATCTACGGTGGAAACACAGCAACTTCATACAACACAATCACATCAGCAGCAACAATGTCAGTTACTGACATCCGTCAGGCTGTAACAGAGCTTCGCACAAACAAGGCATTGCCTCGTATTGGCGAGCTATACGCTGCATACCTACACCCACGTCAGACAGCCGATCTTCGTGCTGAAACTGGTACAGGTGGATTCCAGTCACTTACACAGTACACAGACCGCACACCATTCGTGGCTGGTGCAGTTGGTGTAATCGAAGGTGCGTTCGTAGTTGAGACACCTCGTGTGCCTTACGCAGCGAACTCAGGCGGAGTCAACGTATACAAGGCAGTTGTAGCAGGTCGCGAAGCACTAGCAGAAGCACAAGGACAGGACATCTCAACAGTTGTCGGTCCTCAGATCGATGCTTTGCGTCGTTACCACACAATCGGTTGGTACTACTTCGGTGGCTTCAACCTATTGCGTACAGCGGCTCTATACCAGATCGCAACATCTGCATCAAACGGATAATCATTTAGTTGATTAACGCGGTGGCAGGGGGCAACCCCTGTCACTGAGTCAGTTCACTAAGGAGAACTAATGGCATATTTGGCAACCACACCGTGGGAGTATCAGACTTGGGGCGCAGGATTACCTTGGCCTGATAAGTACTCACGTCTAGCAGGACGTCCCATTACTGGGGGAACTTACAATGGTGAGATTAACCCATTCTTGACAGACATTGCACGTGGTGTGACATTTATTGTCAATGGCACTACAGTCGAAACAACTATGTATCCATACCAGAATGATCTAGCAGATGCTGACTGGTATGTACTAGGTGGGCATCAGCAAGTAATTACAGATGAGCAAGCAGCAGTTCTTATTGCAGCTGGCTACGGAGATTATGTGGAGCCTATCGTATGAAGCATTGGGAGTATCACCCAGAACCAGTAGAAGAATGTTTTGGTTGCAAGGTTAGCAGCCTACAAGTTAATAACGTGTCACTGCGAGTAGATGGAATTCCTACAGCAAAGCAACACGACAAAGAATTGCAGTCATACTATGACGCAACAAGACAAGGGATTGAACCAATCTCTACTAAAACAAAAGATATACAAGCAGCGGTAAAACTAAGCAATGAAACGGGTGTTGCCTTCAACGGCAACTCACTATAACCAAGGAGATAAAGATGGCAGATAAAGGCGACAAGTCACAGTCAACTGACTTCGTTCCATTCGACAGAGTAAGCAAGGGTGGCATCACTCCTTCAATGCCTGCAGGTGGACAGTCACAAACTACTAAGGGCAATATGGCAACATTTGCTGGCGGAAAGAAAACGGTGAAGAAGTAATGTGCGCTACTTGTAATTGCGGATACGCAACATATGATGACCTTGAGACAGGTGCTGGTAAGAACGAGATGGGTTACATCAATGAACTCACTGAGAAGTCGGAGATGCAGTAATGGATAAAAAAGCACATCCAGGATTTAAGAAAGCAGCAGCAATGATTGCAAAGAAGCAGGGCGTATCTAAGGATCGTGCTGGTGCAATTCTTGCAGCAGGTGCACGTAAGGCTTCTGCTAAGGCAGTCAAGGCTAACCCTAACCTCAAGAAGGTTAGTGGTATGAAAAAGAAGATGGGCTAACAATGGCAAAGACTCCAGCTTGGCAACGCAAAGAAGGTCAGAACCCAAAGGGTGGGCTAAACGCTAAGGGACGAGCAAGTGCTAAAGCAGAGGGTCATAACTTAAAGCCACCTGTTAAAAAAGCAGAAGCATCCAAGTCTCCAAAAGCTGCAGCACGACGTAAGTCATATTGTGCTCGTTCTGCAGGTCAGGCAAAGATGTTTCCAAAGGCAGCCAAAGATCCAAACAGTAGATTAAACAAAGCAAGAAGGGCTTGGGATTGCTAATGAAAAAAGAATTCTGGGACAAGAAGAATCCTAATAAGAAATCAAAGCCTTTAACACCAGCACAAAAGGCTAGCGCAAAGGCAAAGGCAAAAGCTGCAGGCAGACCATATCCAAATTTGGTTGATAACGCCGCAGCAAAAAAGACTAAGAAGAAGTGAGGTAGTTTAGGTGCCACTAGGTATTGCAGGTTCTACATTAAACGACGAATTAAACCGTCTTGCTAACGGTGGCACCTATCCTGCTATCTCTGCCTATAAAGATCAGGCAGGTGCAGCACAGGCTTGGGCTGCAGCTAAGTCAGTATCTCTAGGTAAAGTAACAGATCTAGTAGGTGTTGTTAACTACATCGGTGGTATTACTAACCGCACTCAGATGTTAGACATCGCTGGTATCTGCAACAAGATTGCTGGCACTACCGGGCTTGAGCCTGCAGCAGCACTACGTCAGGTGGCTTCTTAATGACAGCTACCTATAACCTCGTATGCCCACAGGCTACAACATTTACATTTGCTTTTCGTCCACAGACAAATGGAGTGAATTGGGATCTAACCAATTACACCGCGACTATGACAGTGCGCCCATTTGCTGGATCTAGTACAACAACATTGCTGGCAACTACAGCCAATGGCAAGGTAAGTATCAATACAACAACATCTATTGTTACCGTAACTTTTACTGCATCTGAAACTGATATCTTTGCTGAAAGTTATGTCTACGATTTTGTACTGTATTCAGGTTCAGTAACAACAAGACTTTTAGAAGGTAAGTTCATTGTGACTGCGGGGGTAACGGTTTAATGGCAGAGACAATCGTAATCATTGAATCTGCTCAACCGCAGACATCTGTAGTTTTTTCAGCAGATCAAGGTCCTCAAGGTGCACCTGGTAACACAGGTCCAACAGGGCCTACTGGTCCTACTGGACCGCAAGGCACAGGTAACACAGGACCCACAGGTCCTACTGGTGCAACCGGCGCGACTGGTAGCACAGGACCAACCGGAGCGACAGGAGCAACAGGTGCACAAGGACCGACTGGACCTACAGGTAATACTGGAAGCACAGGCCCAACGGGAGCGACTGGGGCAACTGGGCCTCAAGGAATTACTGGCCCAACTGGACCAACTGGAAATACCGGATCTACAGGACCTACGGGAAGTACAGGACCGACTGGAGCCACAGGCGCTGTCGGCCCAACAGGTGCTACAGGTGCAACAGGAAGTACAGGATCTACGGGACCAACTGGACCACAAGGGATAACAGGACCTACTGGTCCTACTGGCGCCACAGGTGCTACAGGAAGTACTGGTCCTACCGGTCCTACGGGCGCTACAGGTGCTGCTAGCACTGTGCCTGGACCTACAGGTCCGACTGGTGACACTGGCCCTACAGGGCCAACAGGTGCCACGGGAGCAGCAAGTACAGTTCCAGGACCGACAGGTCCTACCGGACCAACTGGTCCAGCCGGAGCCAATGGTGCAACGGGAGCAACAGGACCGACAGGAGATACAGGTGCAACAGGTGCGACAGGCCCTACCGGTCCTGCTGGTTCTAATGGTGCTACTGGTGCCACCGGGCCTACTGGTCCTTCTGGGCCAACTGGACCGACTGGAGCGACAGGTTCGGCGGGAGCTACAGGTGCAACTGGATCAACAGGAGCAGCGGGAGCGACGGGGCCTACAGGGCCGACAGGCCCTG